GGCACCCGACGGCATCAGCGGCGCGGAGAACGGCTTCCTGAATAGAGGTTCCGGAGGAAGTCTCTGCGTGTGATGGGGCCGAGCTGCCGTGGTTGTCTCGTCGACGAAGACAGTGGGTCCACGACGCGGACTGGGTGTACGGGTGGTCGTTGTAGTAAATGGACCGGACCTCGCTACCGGTCTGATCCCCCATGTACCCGTCGATGCTTCCATCCTCAGCGATCCATGCCTCAGAAAGAACTGTCGGGTTGAGGGCCGTCACCATGGCAACGTGACCCTTACCGCCCGAAGCCTCCTCGGACAAGACGATATCGCCGACCTCGAATCCGCCGTCGGGCTCATTACCCGTCCAGGAATCCGAGATGTCGGCGAAGTTCCGGGCAAGGCACTCCTCTCGGAGTGAACCGGTCCAGGTCGACCGAGGGAAATAGCCAGCAGTGAAGGGCTCGCCCCACTCGTGGTGAGCCGCGAGGTTGTAACAGCCCGCAACGAGAGCCGAGCAGTCGGCATTGGCGGGCGGGTTGATGAGCCAGCCGTCCCAGTCGGACCGATCGTAGAAGGTCCAGCGATCTGGCTGTGAGTAACCGACATCCGCGACGTCGGCGTAGTACCTGGCGCAGGATGCTGCGTATTGAGATACAGTCATTTTGACCTTTTCAGCCGTTGGGGTTCTCGATGGGGGCGAAGAGCACTGGGATGATCCTAGCGCCGTTGGCCTTGAGCTGCGCGCGAACACGCGGAGGCGTTGTTGCATCTCCGGGCCAGATCTCGATGATAGATCCGTCGTCTGCGTAGTCACCCTTAGGGAGAACGAACGTTGCCCGGCTTCGAACCCGGATCTCCTTGGGGAGATCGACAACCTTGACGTCCCTCGTCCCGTTAAGGTCCTGAGTCTGCCAGTCACTATTGCGCTTGACGTAGACCATGCCCGCCATGATACGGTAGACGTAGGCATTGTCGTCGGGACACTTGATCCAGCCAGTGTCGAACGTGCCGTACCCAGCGGCGGCCCGGTTGTTGAACCAGACAACCTTCTCGGGCATGGACTCTTTGAGGTCGATCATCTTCTGCTCCGAGGAACCGTCCTTTCGGACGACCCGAACCAGGGCCTTGGATCCCTCATAGAACGGGACGTCCAGCTCGAACTCGGGGTTCGCCCCCAGAGTAATCGAGGCGTCGGTAACTCCATTGGTTGGAGAGATGTAGACTGTGCTGAACGGACTGGACTCTCCTCGAACTTTACCGTGGAGAAGAGGAGTTACACCAGGCATGTTAACCTCTTGACTTGTACTTGGCCCGTCTCGCCGCGTTCAGAGCCTGATTCTGTCGAAGCGTGGCGGCGGTCGACATCTTCTTGTCGGGTTGGTTCTTGACATTGCACACTCGAATGAGTGTGAGAAGTCGATGAAGGTGCCAGTGCTGGCACTCAAACGGAATCTGGAGCGCGACCATCCAGTAATAGACCAGCTCTGACGTGATAGTGTTTCGGCTGGGGCTGGATCCCTCAGCTTCCACGAATGTGGTTGCTGTCATCGAGTCCTCGATGTACTCTCGGATCCGTTTCACGTTCTCCATGGACAAGTGCGAGTAGACGACGGGGTCGACGTCGTTCAGAGTCATGCACTTGATGTAGTCCAGGACCTGCTCTTCAGTGAGCTTCTCGTTGCCGATGTATGGGATGTGCCATTTGGACTCCCATTTTGACAGAGCGACGAGACTGTGCTCCAGCTCGAGGTCGCCCTCAAAGCCGTTGATGAACTCGTTACGATCCTCGTCATAGAGCTCATCCCCGACGACGTGAATCGTCAGCATTCGTTCCTCCCTGGAGTCACCACGGACCCCGGAGCGCATCACGGGGTCCGTGGGAGTTATCAGCCAGCAGCCTTGACGGCGGTGATGACCTCGTCAGGAGTCGGGAGCTTGGCGTCGTTAGTGCCGTCGCCCCAGATCAGCTTCTCGATAGCGGTCATGCCGTTCTTGCCGATGACGCTGGAATCGAGGGTGACGACACAGGTCGGCTTGTGGTTGGCGACGTTCACCGGGGTGCCCTTGAAGGACCACGAGAAGGTGATCGCCTCAGGAGAGTCGTTGATCGTACCGTAGGACCGCTCCGAGGGGGAGGCGGCCAGACCGTACAGAAGGTGCAGCTTGTAGCCGTAGTTGTTCTTCTGCTGGTCGTTACCCTTGATGGTGCGGTAAGCCAGCCCGAAGGAGGAGCGCTCCTGCTGACCGATGACGACCTTGTCGACAATAGCCGAGCCGTCACACTGGAGCCACTCGTCTGGGTAGGTGTAGGCCTCGATCTTGCCCTCGAACGTCTCCGCCGAGGTCAGAGAGAGGTACTTAATGTTGTCCGCGTACAGGTCGGTCTGCTCCGCACCGGAAGGGGTCTCAGTCACGTTGGTGAGACCCGACCAGGCGACGCCCTTGCTGTAAGCGCCAGTGGTGGGGTTGACGGGGAAGAGGACCCCACGGTCCACACCAGTCTCATAGAACTTCTTGCCCGTCTCGTCCCATGTGAGGACTGCCATCTATACTCCTTGGTAGATGTTGAACACGTCGTGATGAAGGTTGTGCGAGACGAAGTGCCTCTCGAAGGTGGACATAGGCATGTCGGCCAGGATGTCCAGTACCGGCTCGTCGGGATTCCTGCTGATGAGGGTGACCGAATAACGCGGCGTGTACATCCAATTGGCGTTGTCCCCGAACTTCGAGTCGGCTCGACTCCGTTCGTACACGATGCACGGGTAGGTGAGCTGGACGGACTCCGGGGGTTGGAAGTAGACGTTCCTAGAGCCCAGCGCTTCGACGAGTTTCTGATGGAACTCAAGGCGTTGGGCCATTGTACACCTCTCCGAGGTTGAGGATGAGACGAGGGCGGCGGACCTCCACATTTGTGACGACCCAGCGCGCCCCCATCCACCTCACATACTTGATGGCGAAGAAGTTCTCCTCGGCGTAAGAATCGGCCAAGATGGAGATCTCGTTGTTGAGCCGGAGATTTTGGAGAACCTTCGGCTCGCTGTCGTACTGCTTCTGGGAACGGTTCACGTCCCCGTAGTACTCCCTCTCCGTGACCTTGTCCTCGAACACTCCCGGCGATGTCTCGACAGCGTGTCCGTAACCTATGCTTCCGAAGAATCTTGCCATTTTGACCGGATCAGGCCGTAGCCTTCTCGATGACGATCGCGGACTTGTATTTCGTCAGCGAACCCGAGCAACGAGCCTCCAGCAGGTACTTCTGCTGGTTGAAGTCGATGTCGAACTGCTCGAAGAAGGAGGTCTCGCCGCCCTTGTCAGCACCCAGGGTGTAGTCCTGCATGTTGACGATGATTCCGAGCAGGTTCTGGGTCTTGCCCGCAACCTCGCGCTTGGCGCCCTCCATGACCTCAACCTCGATGACATCCGAGACGTTCAGGGCGTTAGCAACAGCCTGCTTGGTCTCGTAGATGTAACGCTGGTTGATGTCCTTGATCTCGAGCATGTCGCAGACGAAGGCGTTCGTGGTGAACAGAACCGGCATTCCGGAGCCCTTGTAGAACTTTCGGGACCGACGAACGGCGTCGATGATGTCCGGAGTCTTGGCGTCCTTGTCGATCAGGACCTTGTGGGAGAACAGCTCGTCATCCTTCCAGATCGGACGGATGTTGCTCTCCTTGATCTTGTCGGGGTTGGACACCTCACGGCCGTCACCAATCAGGACGGCGCGTGCGAGCTCCTCCTCGAGGGCCAGGCGAAGGTTCTGCTGCATCCAGGCAACGACGTTGAACGTGGTGATGTCGAGGACATCGTCACGGTCAATCTTCGTCTTGTTGTAAACGGTCGTCGGCTCGGTCTTCCGGTTTGCGACCTCGTAGACGACGTCCTTCTTGCGGCCGGCCTTGACATAACCCTTGGCCCGCAGGTCGTCAGCGGTCAGGTTGGACCACTGGGTCTTGACGCGGGAGAAGGGGGAGTGCTTGGCGCCCTGGAGAACCTTGGAAACCCAAGAGTTCTCGCGCATGATGCGCTGGGGCTCCGGGTCCAGGTTGGTGGCGTCCGGGAACAGCAGCTCCGGGTTCTTGATACCGTAGTCTGCGGCGTGAGCCAGGACAGCGGTGCGGAGCGTCATGCCGGGCTGGCGAGCCTC